GCTTGCCATCGTCAGAGCGTCGGTCGCCATCCGGACGCTGACGGGGCGACTGCTGCCCCGTTTCGGCTTTAATAATTCAATTCAATCGGTCTTTTCTTCTCGTCGATGCAATCCTCATAATCAAAATCAAACCATGTGTTCAAATTCAAATCGTGTCCGTCTTTTGCCAACTGTTCAAAATCCTTGTCCTCAAGTGGCTTGATGATGTATTTTCCTGTTTTGATGTCGATGTCCACCAATTCAACGTATTCGATATGGTAATAACACCCGTTCGGTGTCTTTCTGTAACCACTCCGGTCTCTCACAACCATTCTCTTGATGTCCTTTTTCTTTTCCGGCTGCGGGATGCTCTTGAGCATTGTTCTGATGCTTTTCACAAATTCTGCTTTTTCAAGATTGCTGCTCATGTATAATGTCTCGATTGCTTTGTACTGTTCATCTGTTACGTTTCTACCTGCAAGGGATTCAAATTCGGATTTCATCATGGTTTTTGTCCTCCTGTTCGTTATCTTTGATTACATTATATTTATCGCAGATTACTTTGTCAACACTTTTTTGTTATCTATGATTACTTTTTTATTGATTTTTCTGTTTTTCAGTGTTATCCTTATAGCAAATAAGGAGGTGACGCATGTGACACAAGGCGAAAGAATCAAAGAGGTGCGAAATTCCCTCGGTCTTACTCTTGAGAAATTCGGAGATAGACTTGGAGTGACAAAAGTCGCAATTTCCAATATAGAAAAAGGAAATCGCAGCCTCACCGAACAGATGACAAAATCTATCTGTCGAGAGTTCGGTGTTGATTATATGTGGTTGACCACTGGAGAGGGAGAAATGTTCGTCGAGACCGACGATGACTTTTTTGAAAGAATCGACCGCATCATGGCGGGTGAAAATGAGACCCGCAAAAATATGATAAAAATGCTCTTGTATGCCTCGGATGATGACATCAAGGCATTTGACAGACTTGTTGATTATTACATTTCATTGAGAGAGGAGAAATGATGAAAAAAGCATCTGATTTATATTCTCTCACTCGTCGAGAGTTGATTTTGCTTGAAATGTTTAACATGCTTGATGACGAGGAACAGGTTCAGCGTTTGTGTAGTCTTTCCGGTTATTTGCTCGGACGCAAAATCTTGTCGGAGGACGATTCGATGAAATACCTGCGTGAAATAAAAAAAGACTGACAGTCTTTTTCAACTGCCAGTCTCATGGGTGTACAGATATAAAACGAATTTATATATCCTCTTGAGGACTTTTTCGCTTTGTATCTTACCGACTAACTCAATGATAGTCTCTTTGTAATGCAAGGGAACACCACCCCTTTCCGAAACACATCATATCACATATTTCCATGATTGTGGAAATATCGGAGTTCATTTCCATAATTGTGGAAATCGTCTCCCGTTCCCACTCACGGAACATGTCATGTGATACAATTATTTGTATTCGGATTCAAACAGGTCGGTTATTTTGACCCCCAGTGCAATCGCTATCGTTTCGAGTTGAAACAATGTCGGTGACACCTTACCGTTTTCGATGTTGTTGAGCGTCGATTTTCCGATTCCGGATTTCTTCGCCAACTCCATCAACGTGAACCCTTTTGAGGTTCTTGTTTCCCATAACAAAACTTTCATCCTGCTCACCTCCTTTCGCAAGGAAAAGTGTACAAGGTGATAGGTTTGTTCTAAAGAATGGAGGTGTTTTGCATGAAATACGGTGTCAGAAAACCGAATGTCAAAAAGAGCATAAAGGCAAGGACTACCGGAAAAGTAAAGAGGCAGGTCAAAAAGGCTGTGAATCCTCTTTATGGTAAAAAGGGAATGGGGATTGTGAATGACCCGAAAAAGGCTGCTTATAATGCAGTGTATAGTCGAACGACCGTCGGGGTCTCTGATGTGATGAAAAGTGCATCATCCGGAAACGGACACACATCCGCATCCTATGACGCACCTGCTCCAGTGAAAAAGGAATATTCCGACCGGACATACAATGTCTGTGGAATTATCCTCATGGTTCTCGCTGTTGTGCTTGTGCTTTTGGGATTGCTCCTGCTGCTTGCTGTTCCTGTTGGCGGTGTTGCTGCCATCCTGTTGGGTGTCGGCTGTTTTGCCATCGGTCGCAAGTATCGCAAAATTGTGAAAGAACGCTCTGAAAAATAGATTTACACATAAAAAGACGACCCGTGCTGCAACACGAATCGCCTTTGTGGAATCTCTTATCTCATGCCCTGCAAAAAGCATTTTGATAGATGAATCCTGCAAACACCATTCTATCATAAAACCGTGCTTTTTGCATTGGTTTTATTTTTTATACTCTTTTTTAGGATGGTGATTGAATGAAACTACCGAACGGGTTCGGGTCGGTCTATAAATTATCCGGAAACCGACGAAATCCCTATGTCGCAAAAAAGACAAAAGGGTGGGAAATCGACCCTATAACCGGAAAATCAAAACAATTATATATAACCGTCGGATATTACCCGACACGCAAAGAGGCTCTCACTGCATTAGCTGAATACAATAAAGACCCCTTTGATTTGCACCATGCAACCATTACTTTCGAGGAAGTATATGAGAATTGGTCGGAAATCCATTTTGAAAAAATCAAGGACACGAATGGTTACAAGGCTGCTTTTAACACATCGAAACCCCTGTGGAAAATGAGATTTGTTGACATCAAACTGGATCACCTGCAAGGTGTCGTCGATAGCTCCGGCAAAAATACTCCCACACTTAAAACCTTGAAAATCCTGTGGGGTCTCATGTATGACTATGCTGTCATTCACGAGATTGTGTCTCAAGATAAAAGAGACATGGTCAGATACGTCGATATAAGCAAGGCGGGAAATCCGAACGCATACAACCGGAAACCTTTTTCAAAGAAAGAGATTTCTATTCTGTGGAAATGCAAGGATTCAAACATATATGTAACCGTCATTCTTATTATGATTTATTCCGGTGTCCGTATCGGGGAACTCCTCGACCTTGAGAAAAAGGACATCCATCTTGATGAACGATGGTTCTATGTGAAAGAATCCAAAACAGAGGCAGGAATCAGAGAAGTTCCCATTGCTGAAAAGATTGTACCTTTCTTTGAATACTGGTTGAGCCGGAAATGCGACCATCTGATTTGTACACCCGACGACGAACCTTTTCAGTACCGGAATTATTATGATTCCTACTGGATTCCTCTGATGCTTGAGTTCGGTTTCGGGAAATTTGTCATTGATGAAACAAAAAAAGAACCTGTCTATGACGGACACCGCCCGCATGATACAAGACACACCTGCATCTCTCTCCTCACCGAAAAGAAAGTTGACGAGAGATTCATCAAGAAAATTGTCGGGCATAAAGGACAGGGTGTGACCGAAAACGTCTACACCCACATTGAACTCCCGACCAAACTTGATGCAATCAATTTGATTTGATGGAGGTGCACCGATGGATAGAAAAGAATATAAACAGGCTTTTGATAGGGAACGCTATGAACGGATAGAGTTGAAAGTTCCTAAAGGAATGAAAAGTATTATCAAATCTCTTGCTAATGACAAGGGAATGTCTGTCAATGCGTATCTGCAAGACCTCGTCAGAAAAGACCAGTGCGGAATGTTTGACACGATGCAGATTGCAGATAGGAACAGAGAAATGATTTCCGGAATCACTGGAAACATGCACGACGGATATGACATCATATTCAAGGATGGTTATTCCTGCCACTGTCGCACGAAAAAGGATGTCCGGTCTTGCATCATAGACCATTGCACTGAAAAAGGCGGTTGATACCGTCTTTTTTTCTGTCCTACGGAGGACACGCAAAGTCCTACGGAGGACACCTTTTTTCGTGTTAGTTACCTGTGTGTTACCTGTTAGTTACCGGAGCATTTTCGTGTGTTTTGAGGGTGTCTGATAGATTTTCAGAATATAAAGAAAACCCCGAAAATACTGGATTTTCGGGGTTTGTTGCTCTTTTTCGATATTCGGTTGAATTATCTCTTGCTGAACTGAGGAGCGCGACGAGCTGCTTTGAGACCGTACTTCTTTCTTTCTTTCATACGCGGATCTCTTGTTAAGAAACCAGCTTTCTTTAATACCGGACGGTACTCGATGTCTGCGTGAAGCAGAGCTCTGGAGATACCATGACGG